TAAATAGTAAAATAAAACTGATTTGTAATCAGTGGGTTGCAGGTTCAACTCCTGTCACCAGCTCCAAAAATAAACGCACGAACGATAAAAACAAATCGTCCGTGCGTTTTTCTTTTTGCTTGAAATGCCTTAAAATATCCTGGATGAACGTGACAATCTAACAAACAATCTAACAAATCAATACTTCATCTTTCGCATTTCCTGCAACAGATAATCCGGGTCATTGTGGGAGACGTACTTGTTTGCTGTGGTGGAGAAATTTTTGTGACCCAAGATGGCCTGCACGGCGGTCTTTTCCAGGCCGCACTCCACCATCTTGCTGCTGGCCGTGTGGCGCAGCGTATGCGGATGCACCCCCTCTATGTGGCACTCCTGCATCAAGGCCCGAAACTTTGTAGCCACGTTGCGCTTGTCCAGCTTTGTACCGGCTTTGGACGGTATCAGCCACTCATAGCCGCTGTCAAGCATCCAAAAGGCAATAATTTTATAAATGGGGTCCAAAATAGGGATAATGCGGTTTTTGCCCGCCTCGGTCTTTTCACCGCCCTGCATATATCGCTCTTTTAGATGCACATCGTCGCAGCGCATGGAGAGCAGCTCATCGATACGCATACCGGTGTAGAGCAGCACCATTGCGATTTGTGCTGTCTGCCCAAGCTTCGGGTCGTCTTGTCGGCTGCTTATCTGCTCGATCTCCTGAGCGGTCAAGGTTCGCTCTGCCTTGCCTGTAGCCGCTGGGAGCTGCAAGAGCATGGCATAGTTTTTGTTTATGATGTCCTGAGCCATTGCCCACTCGCAGATCTGGCTGAAAAGTGTGCGCTGCTTTTCGCAGGAGCTGCGGGAGAGGCCCTTTTCCACCATCTGGTCAATCACCTGTTGATAGTCTGCGGCTTTTAATTCCCGAAGCTGTCGGTCATACAGCGGCGCAGCCTTTGCATAGGCCAGCTCATAACCCTTTTTCATGTCAGTGCTGAGCTTGTCAAATTTGGGCTGCGCTTTCCATTGGGCATAGGCATCCGCAAAAGTGCATTTCAGACGCGCTGCGGGGGTGTTCTGGGCGTTGTAAGCGTCCAGTGCTTGTACTGCTTCACCCGGCGTCGCAAACGTCCCCAGAACGTCTCGCTTGGCTGTCAGGGCCACATACGGTTTTGACCTCGTCCCGCTCAACTTATATACACTGCCGCTGCCCTTTGGGCGGCGGCGCTTTTTTCTTTGCTGCGGGGCGGCTTCGGGCTGCTTCTTGCCGCAGTAGGGGCAAAAAGATGCATCGTCCGGTATTTCCCGACGGCAGCAGGCGCGAATACACCTCAACGCTCTTCACCTCGCTTTGCAGTATAGTCGGTCTCGCCGCTCTTCGCGGCCTCTTTTCCCGCCTGGTATGCCGACTGCAGCAGACTCACCGGAGGCTGGACTTCCCACGGAATCGGGTCTGTTCCTGTAGCCACGGCAAACCCGTAATTGTCCAGTATTTGGCCGCAGACGGATACCTTGTTTTGCAAGGGAGTATGCAGGTTTGCGCACACCTCAGCAAACACCGCCGGTGGATAGCTGCCATGTCGGCCCAAAAGGATAAACAGCACCATCTCTTTTACAATTCGCGGCGCTGTGCGAAAGTATTCTGTAAGCGCCTCATCCAGCTCTTCGTCTGATTTGCGCTGTACGGGCTCTTTGTAAAGCTCTGGGTGCAGCATTTCTTGCATGGCGGGGAGCGGAGAAGTCCCGCAAGCCTCGAACCAGTCCATTATCTTGTCAGCTGGTGGGCTGGACGCTCCGCACTCCCAGCTCTGGATCGTAGCCTTTCCCTTGTTGATCCGGCGGGCCATGTCGACTTGGCTCAAGCCTGCCGCGACTCTGGCCCGCGCCAATGCGACACCAAGCTTTTCCGCAGTAAAGTAGCTCATCAATTATAACCTCACAAATTTCCATGCCATAAAAACAAAAAGTGACATGGGAAAAACCCATGCCACTCGACAGAGCGGAAGTCCTTCAAGTTTTCCCATAAAATGGTAAAATCTAAAACAAGTTGGACAAATTGAACAAAAACAGAGGTGAAATAAAATGGATTTCGAGCAAAGAAACGGCAAAGAAAACGAAATGACCATCATTGACGGGATGCCTGCCACCATTTTGACCGGCACGGCCCGAACACCTGAACCTTGGGAGGACTAAAGATGGACAAGATGAAGCTGTTTTGCACCCACATCCGCGCCGCGCTGGCCTGCTATGAGGATATGCCGCCCGAGGGGCAGGCCCGGGCTCGACTTTTTGTGATCCGCAAGTCCGGGGATCTCCGGCAGCTCAAGGCCGCAGCAGACGCACCCGGTGGGGAGCTTGCCGCTGAACTGTTGCAAAAAATGCAACAACCTTGCAACGGCGAATAACAACGCGCATATTTTGCGCGGATTCAGCGTAAAACGCGCGCATTTCGCGCAAAAGTCAGCGTAAAATTCAGCGATTCATCGCAAATGCTAAATTTTTTGCGCATATTTGCGCGATTAAATGCGCTTGACGCGATACAATCAACGGTTGTATAATGCGGTTGTGAAAAAAGTTTACTGTTTCTTGCGATATATAACTTCAAGGCCGTAATCCGGATGATAAGACCAAGAGACCGTTACCTTGTCAAACTCTTCCAGTTGACGCCCATCGATGGCGCGAGTCTTCAACATTTCTTGATAAATCCAGTCCGGAAGGCCAAAAAACTTATTGAACTTCTGGATTTCATTGAGTGCACTATCTTGAGACAGAGACCCTCCAGAGATGTTTGACGGATTTGTGTCTATCATGAGGTAAGACTCGTCATCGGCCAGCGTGACGGTCGTGTTTGTATAAAGATCGCTGAACAACTTGAAATTTGGTTCAACATTGTGGCTGTAGATGACCTCCCACAGGCAATCCTGAATCGAAGTATACTCTTTTTCTCCGTCAGATTTTTCCGCAACTCTTTCGGTGATCCAGATGATTGGCGTTCCATCATCAGCTGGAATCTGGACTTCACCTTTAAGTGTAATGGCCTGATTCTCGAAAATTTCTCTGCAATATTCATACACGCCGTTTCTGACGGCGGCATACCATCGCTGCCCATCGTCAGAAACCACAGAAAAGCACTTAAAATCCCACTTGTTGCCTTTGTATGTGTCAAGGTATGTATAGTAGTAGTTGAAATCCGGGATTCCTGAGAACTCAATGTACGAGCCTTTTTTATATTGAGTCTCCGCCGCAAAGGCTGTCGTGGCAAAAGGGATGGACAACGCCGCAGCCAGCCCCAATGCAAGAAATGTTCTTCTTTTCATGATTACACCTCGTCGTTTGATTTTTTGATAATGCTTTTCATTTTGTCAAAACGCAAAATCACATCACCCATCATAGAGTTTGTAATTCGCTCATTTGAGAAAGAATCTTTCCACTTTTGGATGGATTTTTCTTTTCCCTTTTGAGTTTTCAAGCTTAAAAGCTTTTCTAACTGCTTGATATAAGAATTTTCGACAACAACCTCAAAAAGGTCAGAGAGAGAAAACTTCATCATGCTATAAAGCTCGGCAGGGCTAAAGTCAAATTTGAACCCCATCCGCTCGTACTTTTTGAGTTCATCGAGCGTATCAAGAATCATATCATATCTTGAAAACAGAACATCAATGTCGGAAGTTCTTTCTATCACCAAAAAAGAGTCTAAAACCTTCCGTATCCGTTCTGGTATTGTTTCTTCTGGGAAATCGACAAACTCTTCTCCGGTATCAGGGTCAATCAAAACAACGGGCTCTGGTGATTCGCTCCACTTGGCGTTCGGACGTACAAAATGCAATGGCTCTTGGGCTTCAGGATTATCTTTTTTCTTGAAGACCGCATTGATAACCCGCGTGATATTTTTTCGAAATCCAACATTCCATATCACGGGAAACACCTCACACATAACAATTATATAAGGAGGACAAAACAAAATGCAGGACACATCTTTCAGCCCGGACGAAATCAGAAAAATCATCGAAAAGCTTAAGAGTGACCCTGCATTCCGTCAGAAAGTCCTCGATATTCTAAACAGCTAAATTACAACAACGCCCGGATCGCATTCTTTTTTGCGTCCGATGCGGCCATGATTTTTCTTACAAGCTCAGCATCTTCTGGGGACAGCCCACTCAGGCTTACCGTCTCCGGGGTGCTGGGCTTTTCTTTTTGCTCTTCACCGGTCAACTCTTCGACCGTGACACCTAGCGCATTGGCTACTGGCGCTAGCATTTCATCTGGGAAGTCACGCCCACTTACTAGCATTTGCGAAATATAGCCACGGCTTTTTCCGACCTCTCTGCATACAAAAGAAACATTGATTCCTTTTTCGGTAGCGATTTTTTTAGCCCTCTCCACATTTCGCATAAAAAAGACCTCGCTATTTTGTAAAAATAGCCAAATGTTCACTAAATTGCAAATTGACTATTGCAAAATAGCCACTTGGCTAGTATAATACTAAGCACAGGGCAAACAAAACCAAAGCCCCTGACAATATTATATCGGGCAGACGCTAGATTTTATTCGCTTTGTACCTCGCAACTACATAGTAGCATATTTTCTAGTGATTTTCAAGCCCGGAAAGGAGAATTGCTAGTGAATGTTTCAAAAATCGACCAGTTTTGCAAGCTGCACGGGCTTTCCAGAACAGACCTGGAAGAGAAAGCGGGTCTGAGCAATGGTTCCCTCGGAAAGTGGGAGCGCAGCGTGTACGGCCCCAGCATTTCGCAGCTGCTCAAGGTGGCGCACTATTTCCGGGTGCCGGTCACGGCGCTGATCGTAGACGAAGAGGCAAAAGCATGAGCAACCTTAAAGCCACAGCGTGGCGTAAGGATACAAACTTATTTTGGAGGTTACTATTATGAAAAAACTG